AGAATGCCGTGCCTCGGAAGAGTGTGGGCAATCAAAGGCAACCCTAAAGACAAACAGCCTGATCCTGATGTGCAGCACCTTATGCACGATCTCAAAATACCAACACCAACAACCTTCAAACGTTGCAACACCAATGATGACGCAGCGTATCTTTCGATCCTGAAATTTGCAATGGTACCCCCAGTCAACATTGATGAGAAGCGGTGGAACCGCGTGTGGATGATGATGGAGCAATTCTATCGACCCCACATTGGTGACTCTACTACTCGCACTGTTGATGAAGTCCTTGTACGACATGACACTACTGGAGCGCCGGGCTGGCCCTGGTGCTACCGTTATCCTGACAAGGCAAGCTTTTATGCTGAAAACCGTGCTATTTTGGATGACGATTGGGAGAACGGTCACAAACTTGGTTATGTAACGTTCACACAAGTCTCTGTGAAATCCGAGTTGCGGGATTCTGAAAAAATTGAGAAGAACCAACTGCGCACGATATCACCTGTGTGTGCACGTCACGTGATGAAGGGCCAACGCCTTTTTGGTGACATGCAAGACAAAGCAGCTGCCGCAAACCTAGACATTTGGAGCCTTATTGGCTTTCATGTTTTTGGTGGAGGCACAATGACTTTGGCACGGTGGTGGGCGCGATTTCTCAAAGGTTTTTCAGGTGATCTTAAAGCCTGTGATTCCACATTGATAGAGCGCTTTTTGATGTCTCTTGCAGACTTCAAATTTAAAATGCTGCGCACACAAGACCGCACAAGAGAAAATTACGCAAGAATCCGCCATTACTATGTGGAGCTCTGTAAGACAATCCTCGTCATGCCTGACGGGTGGTTGTTCGAGAAAGGGTCGGACGGGAGTGGCGGGAATCTCACGGGACAGTTTTGCACTGCCATGGACAATGAGTTCTGGGTCAAGTTTTTGATATTCTGGGCCTGGTGCGAAGAAGCCGAGGCAACTTTGCAAGAACTCCGTGAATTTTTCTCGTGTGCTGGCAACGCGGACGACATCTCGTGGACCCAAAAAGATCCACAAGATCCAAGATTCAACCCTGAAAAATTTGCTTGGATTGTTCGGCGTGATTTTGGCGTTACGATAACGTCAACGAACTGGGAAATGGTTGACTGGCATCAGTTGTCAATTCTCTCCTTTCATTTGGAGTGGGATTCTCACTATTCCATGTTCTTCCATGCGCCTGAAACCGAACGGATTCTCTGCTCTTTGCAGTGGCCTAAAGGTGATATAGCGCAATTTCCAGTTAAGACCTTGAACAGGTTAAACAACATACGCGTGGCAACTTGGGGCAACCAGTATCTACGCAAGGTTGTGGAGCAACTGTTTTGGGCTTACGCTCGCGAACACAATTCAGACCGCAAAAACGATCCAGCTTGGCGCAAAGCTGTGGAGTCATTCCACCCAGATCAAATCTTGGGCTGGTTGTACTCAGGTGAGGAGCATGGTTTTTACCGCCCCCCGCCTGTGGAGCAATCAGCTCAGGGAGAGCGAAAATATCCTCCTTTCTTGCACTTACTTGATGACACTTTCACTTGCCAGTACTGTGAGCGGGAGTGGCCTGTTGACGAAGCGGCTGCTTCGCACACCTGCACCAGGTGCTTCGTTTCCCATCGTTGCACTCGATGCTACGTGTTGCGTAAGCCAGTCGAAGTCACACTCAGGCCAAGTCCTGCGCTGTGCTGGGAATGTGTTCACAACACTACACACTGCATTGAATGCTCAGTCAGTCTTACAGACATTGAAGTGAGCAACAAGTCAAGAGTGTGTCAATGGTGTCTTGATTCGGAGCGATTCTTTCGTGACAAACCACCCTGTTCCCGTTGTGACTTTTACTACTGTGATTGCCTGGACAGGCATTCTAATTCACGGAACGAGGGTGGGGAAGTTGACCTAACGGACAACGCTGAGTGGCATGCAATGTGGGATGCTATGGAAGAGAGGGATGAGAGGGAAATGTTGCGACAGAACACTCGTGAATTTACTTTCTGGGGTTCTGTAACCTGCATTATGCTCTTACTGCTCTTTCTGTTTCCTGCTGTCACTGCATTGGAAGCTGGCTCACTCACCCATTGCGCTATGAGTGAAAAGTGGTCAGAGTTGTTCTTGCAAAACAATTCAATCACTTTTTCTTCGGTATCTTGTATGCCGAAAACCACACCAGGTCGTGTTATTGCTGAGATTGCTCACTCAGCACTCACGAAACCAATCGAAGGCTTGCTAGACATCTTCAGCGAGTCCCTGTCTGACGAATTTGCGAAAGCAGTTCAATTACCAAAGATGGGTAAATCAAAGAAGAAGTCTTCCCGCAAGGGATCGAAAAAGAAGTCCAGCAAGAAAGCCTCTAAGAAGAAGACCTCACGCAAAGCATCTGTAAAGCGTGCCGCCACTGCTCTTGCAGCGGCGTCTAAGCTGATAAAGAAGCGAAAGCACAAGGGTCCCAAATCTGGAGGCCGCCCAGCTGGCACACGAGCCCGCAAGGGCTTCTCTATGGATTATGCTTGCTTTAAAGGCAAAGACTATGTAACCACACTGCAGTTCAGCAATGTGGATGGCAAGTCACAGCAGATCCTTGAGGGGCCTGGGCAAGTGATCTACAAAGACCAAATCCGCCCGTGGCTGATGGTTCAGAACGGAAGGCTCGCGCGCTGCATGGCTCTCTTTGAGAAGTGGCGGCCCAAGAGCCTGAAGTTCAGATTCAGATCCACAATGCCACGTGGCACAAATGCTGGCACAGTCCTCGTCGTCTACGACCCCAAGGTCGACCCTGACGAATTTCCCGAGGTGACCCTTGGTGAGGACGTTCCTGACAGAAACACTCTCAGTCGATTCGAAGCGCACACCAACGCCAAGATCCTGGAAGTTGACCCTGTTAAGGGCAAGCGCGGGCTCAACGAGTTCGCAGTCAATGTTTCACTGAACACTGGCCCCTTCGGAGGCTGGTTTTACTTTGATCGCTACGGTGAGTCTGAGACTCTGTTTAATCAGAGCTTTGGGCAAATCATGGTGATGGTTCAGGGACCAATGAACTGTTTGGGCTCGAGTGGCGAGTATCCAGATGCTGCAGACAAACCCTTGATTGACTGGGCAGACCTCATCATGGAGTATGAAATTGAATGCAGTGTTGCCGCTGAGACTGACGAGACTGTTGAAAGCAGCATTTTCAGTGTCCAAGGAAACTGGGACTCCAGCAACGCGGAGAGCTACACCGCTTGGGCTGACAACCTGACGGAGGACCAAAACTTTCCGTTTTTGGAGAAATTCACCAACCCTTTCTTTGGCCTGTTCCCTGGTCCCGTTGACGAATTGTCAACACGAATCATCGGTGATTCAGGGTCTTACCCGACAATCCAACTCAAAGCCAGAAACAAGCAAGGGCTCATTGCTCTTTTCATGGTGACACCGGTTCATGCTGACATGGGCACTGGTGGTGTTGGTTGGGCTACGCCTGACTGCCACACCTTTGCTGGAGGCATTGTATCCGGTTATGCTCAAACTCTTGAAGCAGTCAAAACATACAACTACCTGCCCACCATACTGTTTCTGTGCCCCGGCGATGCTGCTGCGACTTACTACATCCTAGCACCGGGCGCCTACAGTCATGGCACGGGCGGTGTTGCAGAACCTTCTGCGGCCGTGTACTACGACTTCTTCGCATTTGAGATCCCACCATCGTGGAACCTGGCGAGAAAGAAACTCAACCCTGAAGTTTTGAAAGATCCGAAAGTCATGCAAGCTCTGTTGCAACTGTTGCAAGAGCGTGGGGTGAAAATCCCTGCTCTGACGGATGCTGAGCCGAAGCGACTGAAAGGTCCGAAGAAACAACGGGAATCTAAACGCGAGCCAAAGGAATATGTGATCGTTGTAGCACCTGACTCTGCCGATGAAAAGAAGCAGGGCCGGTTGTGCTCCGATTGCTTGGAGGATCGTGCATGCACGCGCGAGCCCCCCTGTCCGATGGCAACACTGCCAACACCGGCAGTCAAACCGGCGCTGAAGCGTGTCACCCACGCTGACGTGCCAAAAACCAAACCCACTCGCTCTTCGTCTAACAAGACGTAGAGCGTCACGCGCCGTGGGGCGTGTGCACCTTTGTGTTGTTGTGTAGATACGCCTTCGGGCGGATCGTGGAAAGGTTGCTTGTAAGCGTCATACAGGGGTCACCATGCTCTTGTAATTTCGCCCACTGCATTCTGACCACCACGATAGTGCAAAGACGGGATTGGAAATGGCGATTTCAGCCCTTGGCGAAGGCTGGGACGTTCACACATGACGGAGGGTCCATTTTTTACCGATCCGCTCCTCTGTGTAAAAACACTAGCTTGGTTTGTCTGAACCACACTTGCCCCTTGAAAAATACTGGAACTACTTACCTGTTGGTGGGCGCCGGCAAAGACCGTCTAGCAAACGGAAACATGGCAGCTTCCCATCCAGGAGATGAGAGGACAGTTCACAGCATGCAGTCCGCAAACTCTTCTGTGTCAAGGGTATACTAACTCAACCAATCAAAGACATTTGTGTAGGTAAGGAGTCTCTTAGTGCATGCCTGCCTCTTCGGAGGTGTAGCGTGGACCACCTTGTGTGTAGCGAATAAGTGGTGTGCATGTGAGATCCGTTGTCAGAAATGGCAGCGGCGTGTGTTGGTTGTGCTGTTTAATGCAAATTGTTCTGCTATATGCCAATCCTGCAGCTTGCTGTAGGCGTCGAGGCTATTTTGGGACATTTGCTGGGTCGCACAACTGGCGTTAAGTCATACACGTAAACTGATACTACTAATTGAAACTAGGTTGGGGTTTTGTGTGATTTTGGGCAATCCAGACTTGTTGCACAGCGTATGGTCTTAAGTGATCGGCGTTGTGTGCAGTCGAAAGAGTGGACGTAGTTCTCAC